GTGAGTTCAACGTTGGAGTAAGGCAGCAAGATTTCAGGCATTGCCGATTGTTCCTTGTGAAGAAAAAGGCGCAGGACATCGCGTCCCGCGCTCGCAGGCTGAAAGGCCGGCTATTGATGAAAAGGGTGGATCAGGCGCGCAGGATCAGGCCAAGGCGGTCTTCGATATCTGCGATGGCAGCGGCCTTTTGCGCGTCGGTCGCGCCTTCAGGCCAGACGATAGAGGCGCGGTTGAGAACCGAGAAGCGGCGGGAATAAAGCAGACCGTCAACGCGGTCCACGCCATCCGGGGCTTCGCAGTCCTTCAGGCAAACGCCGTGCACGATCTGGCTACCGTCCGTTGCGGCCGGGTCCCATGCGACCAGCTTGCCGAGCTTGTCGCCGGCTGGGGCTTCCTCGGTTCCGGCGATCCGGCCGACGAGCTGGCCGAGCTTGACCAGGCGGGCTTTTCCGCCAGTGCCGCCAAGCAGGGTGCCAACGGCACGCGAGATTTCGGGATCTACTTCCTTCTTCAGCAGCGTGGACATGCCGGGGGTCTGCTGGAATTTCATGACAGGCAAAGTGCCCATGGTTGTTTCCTTTCGAAAGGAACTGGAGTTTCAGTGGGGGCGCGCGGAGCCGATCAGCTCTTTTTCATCTTGGCGGCGCGGGCATCCATGCGGGCGGACAGACCGCCCTTTGCCTGCGGCTTGCCGTTCGGCTCGCGGTTGAGGTTTTCCGCATTCATCATGCGGCGCGGAGGCTGATACTCTTCATCGCCGGCGTCCGCTTTCGGCGCGACGGACAGCGTTGCCTTGGCGGCCTCAACAGTGTTGCCGGCATTGAACAAATGCTCGGCGAGCGCCTCGCGGCCCTTGGTTTCATCCAGCGCCATAATGGCGGCGCGGCGTTCGCGGTCTTCCTTGACTGCATCGCTTGCGGATGCAGTCAGTTTTTCGACCTGTTCCTTTAGGCCGTTGACTTCCTTTTCAAGCAGCTCGGCGCGCTCTTTATCGGTCATGGTGGTTTCCTTTGGAGGGTTTGGATTTTGGGTCTTCGGTGGATGGCTGGATGCCATCGACCATTTCTTTGTCTTCGCCAGCGCAACCAGTTTTTTGGGCGCGTGCGCAAACAGGCTGTAATCGAAGGCAGCAACCGGCTTTGCCTTTGTGGTGGCCGTCGCATCGGCGAAGCCTTCGGCAACTGCCTCATCGGGCGTAAACCAGCGTTCCGCCTTCATAATCTCGCGGCAGTCCTCAGCGCTCTTGCCGGACTTTGCGGCGTAGACGCGCGCATAAGAGGTCGCCAAGGCTTCCAGCGCTTCGATTGTCTTGCTGTGTTCGCTGGAGTTTCCGAAGGTGAAACCGCTCGGATCATGGATCATCATTACGGAGCCGGCCGACATCGTAACGGTCGCGCCGGCCATGGCGATCAGCGAGGCGGCCGAGGCGGCAATGCCCTCGATGACAATGTTCGTGATGCCAGGGCGAGCTGACAACAGCGCGTGAATTGCAGCGCCTTCCGTCGCAACGCCACCGGGCGAATTCAAATGAACATCGAGTTCGGAATCGCCATCGATCTGCGAGAGGGCGACGATCACATCAGCGGCGGTAAAGCCGTCATCGTAGTAATACTCGCCGACATAGCCGGAAAGCCGAAGCTTTCCGTCTTCAAGAATTGCAGCCATTTGGGTTTACCTCAGTAGGGCCGGAAACGACCGCTGATAGCGTGCCGCCGAATTTTGGGTTTCTCGCCGCGCGCAATCTGACAATTGCGGAGGGCTTCATTCAAAGCGCGCTGCACCTGGTCGAGCGAGGCGGTGGAATAGCGCATCATGTCTTCGCCGAAGCGGCCTTCCGTCATCATCTCGCCGGTTAGCAACGCTTCCTCGACGCGGCGCAGTTTGGCTGCGCGCGCGCACCAATCGATCTTCAGGGGATCGTCGTTATCGGCCATCAGGCGGCCTCCTTTGCTGGATCGCGGTTGCCGACAGCAGCGGCCCCTAGCGGCCCGCCGCCCCCGCCTTGCGAGCGGCCAAACGGATGGGGAACACCGGCGGCCTCAAACATCTTCTTTTCGATGCCAAGCTGCTCGATCTGTTCCTCGCCGTTTTTGCCGGCCTGAGCGCATTCGTCATGGAATGTGGAAATACCAGTTTCCAGACGAATTTTGACGGCGAGCGCCGCCTTGTAGTCATCGGCAGATGGTGCAGCCGGTCCGCTCCATTCAGACTGGTAAACGCTTTCGCGGTCCCGGCTGAAAGCTGCATATCCGCCCTTGAACGGAATGACCTTGCGAAAGATCATCTCATCAAGCCAGCGCTCGAAAACGCCCTGAAGGAACGGGGCAACGATCCGCGAACGCCGGCGCATGACGATAGGCCAGATGGTGGCAACGGCCATACGAACCGACGAATAAGAGGCGTTGGAATGATCCATCGCCAGCGCCTCGTATGTGATGCCGAGGCAGCGAGCGATTTCCTTCAGGAGACTTTGGAAGAAAGGCAGATATTGCGCACCCGGCGTTGCCGCCGTATGCATCTCGAAAGTTTCGCCCGGCCCAAGATGGTTGATACGGCCGGACTCGGACATGGAAATGCCCTTGTTCTTCAGGGCATCAATGCGATTGCCCCAAACGTCCATCAAGTCTTCCTGCAGGCCGCCGATGAATGCGCCCCAATCACCCTCATAACCTTCGGGCGGTTCCATCTCGGAAAGTGTCCGGATGGCGTCGAAGGCGGTTTCGCTGGGTTCGGGACTTTTGATCGTCGCCGCGAAGATGGTTTGCATCAGCGCCGTGGCGAGCGTTGCATCCGCGAGCTGGTCGGATTGTGCGATGACCTTCAGCACCGCAGCAATGACAGAAATCCCGCGCGGGCTATTGAGGTTTGCGGCACGGTCCATGACGTGGATAACGTCAGCGCCATCAATAGTCCGATCGGACTCTATACCGTTCTTGCGGACGCGGAACTTGTAACCAATCGCCCGGTTGTGTTCGTCATGATAGACGCCCTGATCAAGCCCCTCGCTTTCGTTGGTCGTGCGCGGGCAACGATGCGAGGCGAGAATGGAAACCTTCAGGCCGACGGTCAGACCGAGGCGACGTTGCACATCGAGCGGCAGTTGATCGAGAACCGCAAAGCCTTCACCCGTGGCAAGGAAGCTGCGCAGCAGCGCTTCCGCCATATCCGCAATCGTCGCCTTGCCGGCGAGATCGCATTCTTTCGGGTTCCACGCAAAGCGACGCCAAGCCCGTTCAACCTTGCGGCACCATGCAGAGGCCTGCTTTTTCGTGTAGCCGAAGGCTTCGAGCTGGGAACGCAGATTGAGTTTCAGTTCGTCACCGATGGTGTCGGTGATGATCTGTTCAACCGCGCCCGATATCCAGCCGCTGTTTTGCATGAAGTCAAAGGCAAGCGCCGAGGCGCGTTCGGCCGACTCGCGAACATCGAGCCGGGCATCGCGCGTGACGGCGCGGCGCATGGCAAGGGTTCCTGCCGTGTCGCCGCGCAGATATCGCGCAGTCATCTTTCGCGCCAGCGGCTTGCTCGCGGCCGGGGCTGATACCCGAACCGAATTCGCCTTGACGCGATGGCGAGGTTTTTCACTCAAGAGTATGACCCCCAACGTTTGCGCTGACGCGACTTTTTGCCGGTTGCTGGCGCTGGTTTCGGTTTTTGCTTGCTGAAGGGGCTTTCGTCGGCCAGGTCGAACAAGTCGTTGATCTGTTCCGTTTCGCCGTGAAGATCACGGATCAAATCGGCCCAGCGGTCCGTTGTCAGCCGACGCTTGTTTTCGAGGTGCCAGCCCAGCGCATAGGCGTAAACGGTCACGTCAAACCAGTCGTTCTGGCGACCGTTGATCTTCTTCCATTTGCGCCCGGCCTTCGGATTGACCAGCTTTCGCGAACCGCGCTTGAGGCTGGTTCGCGCCTCTTCTTCCTCGTCAACCAGCCGTTCGGCCGTCAGCTCCTTGGCGAAATCCGTGTCGCAAAGGTTGGCGGCAAAATGGATGGTGCCCCGTGGCCATTGGCTATCCTCGCCGACGCCCTGCACCAGGTTGGCGAGGGCGGCCGCAACGGCCGTTTTCACATCGTAGAGGCCGACCGGATAAAGCAGGACTTTCGCAATCACGCGGTTGCGATGATCCTTGATATCCTTCTTTTTCGGCGTTCCGAGCCACGGCAGGCCGATGGGTTCGCGACCGTCGAGAGCAAGCACATTCGGCCGGCCGGCGCAGAACCGGTAAACCCGGTCCGTTGCCCAACCGGTATCGACACCGGAAATGTCCAAGCCCTTTTCCCTGCCGCTCGGCGTGACATAGGTCCGCGAGAGCGCGTCAGAAAGCTTGATCCACGGTTCGTCCGACTTGTCGGGCGATCCCTCGAAAATCTCGCGGTCGATAAGGCAATACTGCCCGCGCGGCCCGATAGCGTAGACACCCCACTTGATGCCGTACCCCTGAACGTCAGCAGCCGAAACCAAGAGGGCCGCCCATTCCGGAATGACGTTGTTCGGTATGCCCTCGTCGCGGGCCGCTTCAACGATCTTTTCGTGATCGATTTCGACGCCGCCCGGATCGTATGGCAGGGCCAAATCTTGCTGATAGAACGCCTTCATTTTGGTGGTATCGCCTTGCGCGTCTTCCCACCGTTTCCAGATTTCGGCCCAGCGTTCGCGGGGCGCATAGGCGGCCCAAAGGTGATAGCTCGGTTCCCACTCGCGGCACCTACCCTCTTTTACGGGGCAAAGCCATTTCGCAAGATCGGCCGGCGCTATCGCAAGCGGTACAGGATCGTCACCCTCATGGACGCGCCGCGCGATCCAGTGTGCCTGTTCCTCCATCTGCCGCTTGTGGCCATCGAGGATAGGTTCGTCACAACGGACGCAACGCATGTGCACCGGAAGGCCACGCGCGGCGTCCGGTCCGCGCATCATGTCGAATTCGAGCGCCTGATAGGTGCCGCAATGAGGACAGGGCATGTAGCGGTAACGCTGATCGCCCGCCTCGAAATCTTCGGTAATCGCGCATTCGCCGGCGATGCCCGGCGTTGATCCCTGCCATTCCTTGGCAAGATCGCCGTACATCTTCTGACGCGCCCGCGCCTGATCGCGAGGACTGCCGCGACCGTCAACGTCTTTCGGATATCCCGTGACTTCGTCCATCGCCAGATACTTGATGGACACCATCTGCAAGCCCTTGGAAGAACCTGCGTTGACGATCTGGCAGAAGCCGCCTGCGTAGCGCTTGAACGCGGACGTGCTGCCCTGTTCGTCGCGGCTGTTGACCGGCATCACCTTGTGGGCGATGCGGGGCGACACCTCAATTGTCGGCTGCAATTTGATGCGGTTGAACTTCGTGGCTTCTTCCAGCGTCGGCAGCACGATCATCATCGAGCCGGGCGCTTGATCCACGATGAAGCAGAACCAGTTTTCAATTGCGGTCGATTTGCCGAGCTGGGCGGCCCAGCGGCACGTTACCCGCCGCGCCGGATGATCCGGATGCAGGCAATCTTGTGGCTCGCGCAGATATGGAACGCGGTCCGTCAGGAAGTCACCCGGCCACGGGGAACCCGATTCCGGCGACACCTTGCGATAAGCGTCAGAAAATTCGCTGATCGTCAGGTCTTCAGTCGGCCGGCTGGCGGCGGCCATGCCGCGAAACAAAACCAATGCGCCATGGACAAGTTCTGGAAATCGAGCGCGCGCATCGTGAATGGTCACTGGTAAGCCCGCCCTGATCAATCTTGCTGAAGCAGCTCGCCCTCGGCTTGGCGCTTCAGCGCTTCAAGTTGCTTTGTCACCTGCTCGTTGAAGGTCGCTAGACCGAGTTTCGCGAAGCCCTTCAGCGCGAGGCGAACGGTCCGTTCGTCCCAGCCGAATTTGAGGGAGAGCGTTGCGGCTTCAGGCTCGATGGCGCGCTCGAATGCGCTTTGCATCAGGGCAACCGCATCGCGGCCGGCCTGATCGACCTCGTCAACGATGGTGAGTTCGCCCCGCCGTTTGGCGAGGTCCATTTCCTTCAGCTCGGCGTCAGCGAGCGCTTTGCGCGCGTTGCCATCGGCCTGCGTTTTGTTGCGATTGTGGACGCCACCCGAGGCAGGTGCCGGGCTGGCCACGCTGCTGAAGAGCGTGCCGGCCGGGGCGGAACGGATGCGAATGTTGCCAGACCGATGTTCGACCAGGGCGATGTAATCAACCTTGTTCGACTTTCCGTCTTCGCGAAGCGGCAACGCTTCCGCGTGCTGCTTGAGGTAACGGGAGAGCGTCGAGCGATCCACCTTGTCGCCGGATTGCGTCAATCGCGCCGCCGCTTCGGTGATGGAAATCCAGTCTTCGTCCATCAAATCCATCCGTGCAAGCGTGCGTGCATCGTGCGTGTATGCGTGTACCGCTTTTCGAAAGTGCAACTAGTGAAATCCCGCAGTACCCCTGTCCCGTATGGTCGATTTTCTTCGAATACGGTCCCTAAATGGGGGGGTGGGGGGTGCCGCCCCTCAAAGGGGGTAGGGTCGAAGGGTCACGGGACCAGCTTATCAAGCACCGCCGAGACACGTTGATCGAGGAGCGGAGCGGCGATCCGATGGAAGGCGGCGGCCGTAGCACCCGTGGACATTTCCACGGGGATGAAGACACCCGACCGGGCGAAGGTGATTTTACTGCCCGACGAATTCAGCCGGTAGTAAACGTGCCCGTTGAACCTCGGAACCTCTTTGCGATCCGGGAACAAGCCGCCCCGCATGAAAGTGCCGGGGTAAAGCGTTGCCTTGCCGAATGGCCTTGCCACCACGCCAGCCGGCGTTTCCTTCGGCCGAAGATACTTGAGGCGGATGTTTCCGCCCCGCGTCGTCATATCGTAGATATACCGACCGGGCCGAGCTGCCGCAGGATTGCCAATCGCCTTGACGATAACCTGCCTTGGCAAGCCGGTCTGTTTCGTCAGCTCACGGATGACAACCGTTTTCGAGCGGTTGCCCACCTGGTTGACGATGCGCGGCAAGACTTTCGGGAATTGCGCATTCAGCGTTTGAAGGCGCTTGCCGTACTTGGCAAGATTTCTGTCGGCCCATTTGATCGTCAAAACACCAGACATGGCCGCGCCTCCGGGGAATAGACCCTCAATAAACGAAAAAGGCGACCGGGTTAGGGTCCCCTTCGCTCAAGTCCGCCGATGATATAGCTGTCGCACTGGCCTTGAATCGGTCTCTCTGACGAGAGGGTCAAGGCAGGGTCCGCCCCGGCTTACCAGCGTGGAGGTTTTTGGAACCCCACTCGCCGGTCGAAACCGGCGCGCCTGCACAGGATCAGCAGATCATCCTGCGCTATGCATAGTCACAAGTTTTCGAGCAATGCAAGAGGGGCTTCGATGGTGGAAATCTTGCCAAACACGTCCACAGCCACCACCGCACCCGTTGCAACACGCTCGCCGTCAACGGTCCGATCCTTGCGCAATTTCAGGATGGTGCCGTTGAAACTGGCGAAGGGACCAAGGACAAAGCGAACCATGTTGCCACGCTTGAACTGTTCGCAGTGCTTCACATCCGGTGCAGCTTCGTCATTGCCGAAAGCCTTGAAACGATTCATTTCCTCGTCTGATACACGATGGGGCTGAACCATACCGCCGACGAAGCCCGCCACACCTTCCAGCCGGGCAATACCGCACACTGCCGCAGGCGAATAGACGATGTTGACCAGCACATAGCCGGGCAGAAGAGGACGTGAGACGGTAGGGATAATCCGACCGCGAACGACCGTTTCACCGATGGTTTCGAGCGGAAGAAAAACTTTCACACCGGCTTTCCGAAGTGCATCTTCAACAGTTTTTTCGGCCTTGTGCTTCGTCTCCACCACGAACCATTCGTGTTTTCCCGGCTGATTCTCCGCCGCCATGGAAAGCATGGTGAAGTTGAGTCGCTTCGTGTTCTGCATCTGCTCGAATAGAGACGCAAAGCGCGTCAGGTCATAAAGCTCCGGGTTGACCGGCTTGCTGGCAGCATAAATCTTCACGTTATGCATCATTGGAGCGTCCCTCGCTGATGGTGGAAAGAAATTTGGAAAGCGCGGCATCAACTGCCGCTTCGAGATCGTCAGCCCCGTCATCGACCGGGGGGAAGTAGACCCATTCGGGCGGATGCTCGATAAAGGGCCAGCCATTGCGCTCATGCAGGTGCTTCCAAGCCGCGAACAGATCACTATCGCGGTGCACCTGCCGGAAGTCCTGCACCAAGGGGAGAAGCGAGAGCGAAGTGTTGAAAGGCTCGCGGCGACGGGCAAGGTCGCGCATGGCGTTGACGAGTGGCCAGCCATTGTCACGGCGCTTTTCGAACATAAGCTGTTCGCGGGAAATCATGCCCTTGGCGATACGGGTTTCGTCAAAGCTGGTCACATACAGCAGGCCGGTCGGCTCTTTCGACAACGCCTCAAAGCGCGTTCCCATCCAGAGCTTGCCGCAGACCTTGGCAATGCCATGGGCGTTGATCGGCTCAGCAAGAACATGCTCCGGCAGGTCGCGCCAGTGACGGTTCTTGAGGTAGACCGCTGCGGCCATAAGGTCGGCAGGCTTGGCCCAACGAAGATAGGCGGGCGTCCGCTCCACGCACTCGGTCCGATCTTCCGGGGAAAGAGCGAACCACGCGTTGCGGGCATATTCGACATCACCCTTTTTCCACGTCGCGAACCACAGCGTGAAAGCGTGCTCAATCTTTTTTCGATCGACCTTTTTCAAAACTCCCTCTTCCGCGCCAGCGGCTGGAGAGTTTTCTGGAATGTTAGTTGGAAGATTCTTATCTTGGTGGAACTCCTCCACCACCTTCCGGTCCTCATTTCCACCACCTTCGGGAACGATTTCCACCACCTTGGCGACGGAACGCGGTGGAACTGTTCCACCACCTTGGGAGGCGCGTGCGTCATCGGAACGTGGTGGAGGATTTCCACCACCTTCGCTCTCTTCGTTGCTGGCAGCATTGCCGGAAAGGTCGCGTCCCGGCCACCGCGCAACATATTCGTTCCGCTTCCATTTCTGGCCGCGAAAACCGTGTTGCGTGACGACGATCCAGCCGCTTTCTTCGGCGATTTCGAGGTGTTTCAGGACGGTTTTCTTGTCGAGGCCCGTCAGGTCCACCAGTTCCGAAATCGGCGGATAGCAGGAACCGCCGGTCGCATCCATTTTCAGGCCAAGCGTATGCAGCACAAGCCGCGTGATCGGCGGCAGGCCGGATTTACCGACCGCGTGACGCCACGACCATGCGCGCGACATTGCGCCGTGATCCGGTTCCATCACTTTGCACCGCCTTTCCGCACCACGTCGCGCAGGAATGAGCGCACAGCGTGGACGCCGAGAACGACCGTATGCGGCAACCCGCCGTCCGGCAGGCGCGTGGCGTTGATGGCTGCGAATTCTACGTCCAGCGCGTCCACTCCGAGCGTAAAATGCGCTTCTTGCAAGACACGGCGGATAGTGGTGTGGTCGCGGTAGATGACGCCCTGCGGCGCGCGTAAAAGCCAGTCCGCACGCGCTGCGTCCGTCTGGCAATCCGCCAGAATTTCGACAATAGGCATAAGCTCGGTCATCGGCTGATTTCCCGCTCCACCTTGCGCGCGAGAGCACGGTAGCTGTCCATCGCCTTGCAAAGATCGCCATGCGCCCGGCGCTGGTCAGCAGCGGCCTTTTCGGCGCGCGCGGTCGCTTCCTCGCAGGCGAGGAACGCACCTTCCACCAGCTTTGTCTCTTTCAGGAACTCGTCATAAAGCGGGTTCGAGCCTGCCGGGCCGAAGAACTGGTCGCGGACCTGCGCCACCCAATCACGCGGCACGCCCAAATCCTTCGCCACGGCAGAATCCGTCCAGGGGGATTTGTAGGCGTCCTTGGCGTAAACCTCATCCAGCTTGTCGTTGATAATGCGCCGGTCCTCGCGGCTCATTTCACGGGGCTTGTCTGCAATCGTCGCTACCGCGTCCACCATGGCTTTTTGTCCTTTACGCTTGGCCGGGGCGGCGTGGATCGGGCAGAAATCCTTGCGCGGATTGTTGCCGACCACCCATCCCTTGTTCTGGAAATGCTGAGTTGCCGCGATTGGCGGCTTGCGATTGATCCCGGTTTGATGCGGGAAATAGGCGACAGCACCACAGCAGGCGCAGGTGATCTGCATGGCCTTCGTGGACTTGTCGCCGTAGGAAATCGGAACTTCTGGAAAGATGCGGTCGCTCACACGGAAACCCTCTTTTTCCACACACCGAAATCCGTCCGCAGTTCGATAAAAACCGACTGCGCACATTCGTCCGTGTTGAGTTGTGTTTTGCTGGCGATGCCGATCAGGCTTTTCAGCACGGTGTCGGCATGGTCTTGGTTGTAAATCGCGCGCGTCTTGTCCCGCATTTCTAGGAAACGGTGAAACAGCGGCTCCGCGCAAAGCAGATCAGCCGACGCGGCAAAGTCACCCTCGCGAAGTCTACCTTGAAGCACTTGCGGGCCGTGGTGGCGGACGCGAATGGCCTCATATGACGCAAGGCGTTCGCGTGCTGCCCGGATTGCATCGTCGTTCCCGGCAGAGATCGCCGCCGCAAGCCGAAGCTTCGCCGTGTGAATTGCCGGGCCGAAACGATCTGTTTCGATGGCACCAAATTTGACCGCAAGGGTGCGCTTCGAGAGGGCGATATCAAAATGAACCCAACTGGCGTTTCGGTGCGAGCCGAAAGAAAGAACCGGATGCCCCTGAATCCACTTCCGCTTGACGCGAATGCGGTCCGCCATGGCAAGCAATTCGTCATCCGAATCCGCCCACATGTGGCACATCACCATGTTTCCAAAGGGCGCGCGCATGTCGTCAACGTAAACGCTCATGCCGCCACCCCGAGAGCATAGCCGCCCCACTGCAACGCCGCCGCATCCGCAATACCCGGATGGGTTTGTGACCGAATCTTCCAACGATCAACGCCGGGCGGTGCGCGATGCACGATAGACCAGCGCTTATGCTCATCTGTTCCCGGCTTCGGCGGAACAAGCCGGTTCGTTGCCACCAGCGGCGGTAAACCGCGCAGATAGAACGAAGTCGCCTTGAAGGAAGGATCGCCAAAATGCCACGGCTGCACGGTCTGCGCCGCCTTGTGGTAGTTGCGGATCCGCATTTTGGCATAGCGATGCATCACGGGATTTTCGACGGCGATGCGCTGGATCGGTGCATTCCAGCAATCGGAGAACAATGCAGCCCCTTCATCCAGGAGCCGCCACATGATCGCCAGTTTTTCATCACGGGAGAGCAGCGCCCAC